AAGATGAAATCAAATTAGCAGGTGAATTAAAAGAAAAATACGGAGATGGTGAATTCGATTTAGAGACTGGTATTTTTACACCACAATCTTAAATATATCGTTTCACAATTTTCTGAGTATTTATTAGTATAATAAACCAAAAGAAATTAATAGGAGAATCAAATGGCAGAAAGAATAGTAAGTCCTGGAGTATTTACAAGAGAAAAGGACTTGTCGTTTCTACCTCAAGGGATTGGTGAAATTGGAGCAGCATTAGTAGGGTCAACAGTTAAAGGGCCAGCATTCGTTCCAACTCAAGTAGACTCATTTCAAAAGTTTCAGCAAGTATTCGGTGGATTGACAGAAGATTCATATCTACCATATACAGCTCAAGCGTATTTGGAAGATGCAGGAACTGCAACAATCGTAAGGGTATTAGGACAAGATGGATATAATCTTGAAAATCCAATCGCACTAACAGTATCATCATCACATGGTAGTAAAGTTGTTGCGGTATTACACCCAACCACAGAAGTAACATCAGATGTTGATGTATTTAAGAACAGTACAATTGCAGACCATAAGGCTTCAGCAAGTGTATCTGCTTCTATATTTACATTAGGAGTATCTGGTTCAACGTTTGCAAACACTACATTTAGTGCATCATTAAATCCAACAAATGATAATTACTATACAAAATCATTCGGATTTTCACCAAGAGGTGCACAAAAAGGATATGTGTTATCAAACTTTAAAACATTCCAATCAGCAACATTTGCTAAAGCAGGTGAAGTACCTGTTGTAACAATTGATGTACTTAAAGATGTAGATTACACTAAAGCATACGCTGAAGCATCTACACCTTTTATCACATCACAAAAAGTTGGTGGAAACACAACAAATTTATTTAAGTTCCATACATTATCACATGGTACGGCAACTAACTATGAATTCAAAATCGGAATACAAGATATCAAACCAGCTGGTTCGGTTCCTGGTTCTGAATATGGTTCATTTACTGTAGTTGTAAGAAGAGTAGACCAGGATAAAGTTTTTGGTTCACCATTCGTAGGAGTAGTTGATTCTGATATCAGACCTAATTTAGTTGAAACCTTTCAAGGTGTTAACTTAGACCCTGATTCACCAAACTTTATCGCTAGAGTAATCGGTGATAAATATATTACTGTAGATGCAGATGGAAAATTATCAACTAATGGTGATTATCCAAACAACTCAGAAAATATTAGAGTAGAAGTTACGGCTGCAGTTAATAACGGTGGTATAGATGAATCATTAGTACCTTTCGGATTTACATCATTACAGAATCCTTACGGAACTAAGTTAGATTTACCAAATCCAACTTATGTATCTTTACAACAAATCAATCAATCGTACAATCCTAAGAAATTCTACGGATATGATTTTGATTTTGCTGCAACAGATAACAGAAACTTCCTAGCACCAACACCTGATAGTAATGGAGCATCTGTAGGAACAGCGTTCTATTTAGGAGATAACAACCAAGATGCAGGTGCAAATTACCCATCATCAACGGCTGCTAACTCAGGTTCTATATCATTGAATGATGCTAACACTTCGATTAACTCTCGTAAGTTCTTAGTACCATTTCAAGGTGGTTTTGATGGATTCAAACCAAATAGAGTTGTTTCTTTAGAAAACAACATTACGGCAGGAAATACACAAGGATATGATTGTTCTTCTAACACAGCAACTGGTACAGTAGCTTACAGAAAAGCAATTAATTCAGTATCTAATCCAGATGAGTTTGATATTAATATGTTAGTATTACCAGGTATCATACACAGATTACATTCTTCAGTAAGTACTTTTGCTAAAGATATGTGTGAAGATAGACAAGATACATTCTTTATTATGGATGCATCAGCATGGAGTGATTCAATATCTACGGCAGTTAACGCTGTTCAACCATTTGATTCTAACTATGTTGCATCTTACTATCCTTGGGTTAAGATACTTAATACAGATAAAAACAAACCTGTTTGGGTGCCGCCATCGGTTGTACTTCCAGGTGTTATAGCATTTAACGACCAAGTGGCCGCTGAATGGTTCGCACCAGCTGGATTGAACAGAGGTGGATTAACTTCAGTAATTGAGGCTAAGACAAGATTAACGAGAGTTGAGAGAGATGCACTTTACGAAGGTAGATTGAATCCTATCGCTACGTTCCCTGGACAAGGTGTTACTGTATTTGGACAGAAAACATTACAAGCTAAACCATCGGCATTGGATAGAATCAATGTAAGAAGATTGTTAATTGCTGTTAAGAAGTTTATTGCTTCTTCAACTAGATACTTAGTGTTTGAAAATAACACTGCGGCGACTAGAAACAGATTCTTATCAATTGTTAATCCTTACTTAGAATCAATTCAACAAAGACAAGGTTTATATGCATTTAAAGTGGTGATGGATGAAACCAACAACACTCCAGATGTAATTGATAGAAACATTATGGTAGGTGAGATTTTCTTACAACCAGCAAAAACAGCAGAATTCATAGTTCTTGATTTCAATGTATTACCAACAGGAGCAGCATTTCCTGAATAATATATAACTAATAATAACAGTTCCCCTAAAATAAATTAGGGGAGCTGATTATTTTTTAAAAAGAACTATATTTATATTAAAGAAGAAAATAACGGAGAAAACTAAATGGCACAATTATTAGACCCAACAGAAGTAATGTTCACATCATTCGAGCCGAAGATGTCGAACAGATTTATTATGTATATTGAGGGAATCCCAGCATACTTAATAAAAGCCGCTAACAGACCAGAAATAACAAACGGTAAGGTTACAATTGACCACGTTAACGTTAGAAGATATGTTAAAGGTAGAAGTGAGTGGAGTGATTTAACAATTTCACTATATGACCCAGTAGTTCCATCAGCAGCACAAGCAGCAATGGAATGGGTAAGATTACACCACGAATCAGTAACGGGCCGAGATGGTTACTCTGATTTCTACAAAAAAGATATCACATTTAACAGTTTGGGTCCTGTTGGTGATAAAGTAGAAGAGTGGACACTTAAAGGAGCATTTATTCAAACAGCAAAATTCTCAGATATGGATTATACTGGTGAAGATTTGGCAACTGTAGATTTAACACTTACATACGATTACGCAATACTACAATACTAATTAATAAATTACATTAAGTATTACAAATTTAGAAACCCTTACAGAAATGTAGGGGTTTTTTCGTTTAATTAATATTATTTGTATATTTATATATGGTTAACCAACATTAAATAAGTTTTAAAACGAGAAACGTTATGAGTAAAGAAAAATTACAAGATGATTACAAAGCACCAGTTTCCAATGAGGATATGGTGGAGCTCGCTAAACAACAATACGAGCAAAAAAAAAGGTTTCTGATTATAAATTTCCAACAGAAATCGTAGATTTACCTTCTAAAGGTCTTATATATCCAAAGGATAATCCTCTATCAACTGGAAAGGTAGAGATGAAGTATATGACTGCTAAAGAAGAAGATATCTTAACTACCCAATCTTACATAAAAGATGGTTCAGTATTAGATAGATTATTTCAATCCCTTATTATATCAAATGGTGAAGGTACTGCAGTAAAGTATGTAGACCTTACAATGGGTGATAAGAACGCTATTATGATAGCGGCTAGAATCTTAGGATATGGTAAAGATTATGAAGTAGAAATTGATGACCCAACTTCACCAGGTATTAAACAAAAAGAAGTTATTGATTTAACTCAATTTGAAGCAGGTGAATACGATGGTTCAGGTCAAACAGAACTTCATAAGAATGAATATGAGTTTGAATTACCACAATCTCAAAGAAAAGTTACATTTCAAGCATTAACTGAAAGTAAGGAAAGAAAAATCAAACATCAATTAGAAGAATCCAAAAGAGCTTCTAGAAAGATGAAAGATAGAACTGATAAACAACTTACTATCAGATTAAAAAATACGATTGTATCTGTTGATGATGAAACAGAACAAAAAGCAATCAACCATTTTGTGGATAACGAATTATTTGCGGCCGATTCAAGGGCTCTCAGAACGCATATAAATAAAGTTGTTCCAGATATGGATTTAAGTTATGAATTTATATCTGAAGAGACCGGGGAAAGGAGAGATATGCTACTGCCTATGGATTTAGGGTTTTTTTGGCCTCAATCATAGTTATAGAAAGCATTTACACTCTCACATTTTTGATTTAATTTTCCACGGAAATGGTGGATTTAACTTTACGGATGTTTATAATATGCCTGTTTGGGCTCGTAAATTCTATATTGGTAAAATAGTAGAATGGAAGCAGGAAGAAAAGAAAGCATATGATAAAGAATCTAATAAAGCTAAATCAAGAAGATAATAATTTAATACCCAACAGATTTTTTGATGATTTGTTGGGTATTTCTATATTTATAGAATATAAGAACAAAGGGATATAATACTATGGCAAAAATAAAATTATCAACTGTAAAGGAAATCTTCAACAAAGTTGGTGTTAGTGAAGGTCTTTTTGATATGTTCAAAAGCAAAAGACGTAAAGCTATGGATAAGTTAGATAATGTCAAAAAAGACATAGATGACTTAATAAAATCAGCACCTACTAGAAAAGATAAAGATGATATGCAGAAGCTAGTAAACGCATTTAGAGCAGTTGCAGCACAAAAAAGAAAAATGGGTAGATAAACCTACCAATTGGTAAACTACAATGGCAAGCAAAAAGAATCAAGAACAGAGTGCATTAAATAAAATGATGCGTGAAGAAATTGCTCTCAAAGAAAAAGAGAAATCTCTTCAGAACGAGCTTGTCAATATGGCTAAGGCCAAATACAAAATATCTAACGATGCAAAAGGTATTCAGAAAGATTTAACAAAAGCATTATTAGAATCTAAAAGTACCGAAGAACAAATTCAATCAATACAAGAGGCAAAAGATAAACTCTTAGCAGAGGCAATCGCTAAAGGTACAGATATAAATTCACATTATTTTGATAGATTAGATACTCAACAAAAAATCTTAGAGAAACTCAAAGCAGAAGAGGAAATTCAATCTGAAATAGAAGAAGTAACCAAAGGTGCTAAAGATGAACTTATGGGTTCATTAGGTACATTGGGTGATATGTTAAAAGCAGGTACTGCATTAGGTGCCGCTATGGCTCTATTCAAAGGATTAACCGAAGGTATTGGAAAAGCATTTGAAAATACAATTGGACAAGCTGTAAAACTAAATCAAGAATTAGGTATAAGTTCAGCTCAAGCATTAGAGATGGGATTTCAAAACTTAGCACCATCTGCTATGTTCTCAAGATTCAGTATTGAACAACTCAATCAAGCAACACAGGATTTAGCAACTACATTAGGTACAACGGCAGGAATTACAAATGATTTAAGAAACTCAACCGCTGAACTTTCTCAGATGGGTGTAGGTGGTGAACAAGCAGCAATGTTATCTCAATCATTTGAAAAAGCAAATGGTAGTGCAGTTGATATGACTGCTGAAATTAAAGAGATGGCTAATGATGCTGGTGTAATGGCAAGTGTTACATTCAAAGATTTAGCAGCACAGCAAAGATTGATGGTTGGTGCAACCAAAGAAGAAATTAAACTCTTAGCTCAAAAAACAGTAGAACTTAATAAACAAGGGTTATCATTAAATGATATGAAATCTATCTCAGAAGGTATGATGGATATTGAAGGTACTATGAAAGCTCAAGCAAAA